GTTCGGGTTCGGCTCAGTAGCGCTCATGGCGCCGACCTTACCAACCACCACGCCGCCCGCCACTGTGAAACGTACTGTCACAGTCGGTCCGATCCCGCCCGCGCCACCGAAGACGATCTCGACCGCTGACCTGCCTGGATGCATCAAACCCGACTTCCGCGGCATCGTCCCGCCCAGGCTGATGAAGCTGTGATGCGCACTGTCACACCTATGACCCGCGCGTACGATTTGGCGCGTGTCCGTGGAACGCGTGTTCGTGGTTCAGGCCGATATCACGAAACTGCCGGCCCCGTACAACGAGTCCGTCTACCACGGCGATACGTGGCAGCTCGACTTCCTGCTCCTCGACAACGCGTCGACCCCGCACGACCTGACCGGCGCGACCGTCAACGCCGCGGTCCAGAACGCATCCGCCACGCCGGTAGTCCTCGCCTCGCTCGTTAGCTCCCTGGGTACCGACCCCACACAGGGGACGATTACGCTCACGCCGCCGTCCGGCGGACTCGACCCCGGTGTCTACGCGTTCGACATGGAGGTCGGCGAGGCGTCGCAGGTCGCGACCTGGGTGTACGGCCAGCTGACCGTCCACGCCGACATCACAGCCTGATGCTCACGCCGACGCAATACGCGGAGTGGCAGGCCGAGCTCGACGCTCGACGCGAAGCCCGCGGCACGCATTCGCAATACGGAGGACCCGCCGGCGTCGGTGCGACCGTCTGGCCGACCCCGGACGACGCGGGCACTGGCGTCATCCCGCTCGAGATCGGCCCCGGCCGCGGCGACCTGAACTACTCCAGCGGGTTCGTCCCGACGTTCCCGACGGCGCTGTATCTCGTCGGGATGCGAGCGGTCAGCTTCGCTCGCCTGTACATGTCGCAGCCGTGGGTCGCAGCGGCGGTGAACTGGATGATGCTGCGAGGGATGCGCGTGCCGCTGCGGGTGTATCGCCGCATGGGCGACGACCCGGCCGACCGTACGCTCCTGGGCCCGGACGATCATCCGCTCGCCGCGGCGATCGCGGGGATGGACCGTATGAGCCAGGCGCAGCTGTTCATGGCGCTCCTGGGCCCGGTGCTCGTGCACGGCAACTCCGTCTCTCACGTCCAGTCGGGCGCGGACGAGTCGATCCGGTTCGTACCGAAGGACTGGCGATTCAGCCGGCCGCTGATGCCGTTCCGCGACAGCGTCGACGGATTCCAGTTCGACGTCGACTCGCCGTCGTTCATGAGCGAAGTGTCGGTCGACGAGGTCCTGCACATCTCGTACTGGTCGCCGGTCGGGCCGATCGGCGTCTCTCCGTTGCAGCAGCTCGGCATCACGATCCAGATCGAGGACTCCGCGCAGCGGTTCCAGCGCGCGCTGTTCACGAACGGCGCGCGACCGCCGTCCGCGGTGACGATGTCCCCGGAGTACATCGGCCAGAAGCCGCAGATGCGCGATGCGATCGAGACGCAGCTGCGCACCGACCTATCGACCCTGTTCACCGGCCCGGACAACGCGGGCCGCCCGGTGTTGCTGCCGCCGGGGCTGGACTGGAAGCCGGTCGGGTTCTCGACCGTCGAGGCGGAGCTGATCGAGCAGCGCAAGATCGCCCGTGAGGAGATCGCCGCCGTCTACCAGATCCCACCACCGCTCATGGGCATCCTCGACAAGGCGACCTACTCGAACATCCAGACGCAGCGGGACATGACCTACACCGACTGCCTCGGCCCGCCGCTGATCCTGATCGAGCAGGCGATCGACACGCAGGTGTGCGTCAACCTGCTCGGCGAACGCGACCTGGAGACCGAGTTCGACTTCGGCGCCGTGCTCCGCGGCGATCGACTGGAGGAGATCGCTGCACTTCGCGACGCGATCGGCACCGCGCTCCTCACGCCGAACGAGGGTCGAGGGCTGATCGCGATGCCGAAATCGACCGACGACGGTATGGACGACTTCTACCTGCCGTTCAACAACCTCCAGCCGGTTGGTCATCCCGCCGTTGGCGGAATCGCTCCGGGCGCGCCGATCCCGAACCCGCCGGCGCCTCCGACCCGCGGCCACCGGTTGCACGTCCGCGAGCGATTCGACAACCGGGAGCTCGTGTTGCAGTGAGAGTCGTCGGCGTCGCCGACAAGTTGTCGAGCGGCTGGTACCGGGTGCACCAGCCGATCGCAGCACTCCAGGCACAGGGGGTCGACGCGTCGGTCGCCGAGCTCGGGATGCCGACTGATTTGTCAGTCAACGCCGACGTCGTCGTCCTGCTGCGGCCCACGATGTGGTTTGCGGCGGACCTGATCCGCACGCTCCAGGCGCGTGGCGTCCGCGTCGTGGTCGACATCGACGACGACTTTCACAGCGTGCACCCGCTCAATCGGGCGTTCGACGAGAACCATCCGAGGTTGCAGCCGCACGCGAACTTCCATCACTTCCGCGCGGCGGTCAAGGTCGCGGATCTCGTGACCGTCTCGACGCCGGCGCTGGCCCGTCGCTATGGGTCGCACGGACGCGTAGCCGTCCTGCGCAACTGCGTCACCGGTTCGTGGCTCGGCATCCCGAACCGGGGCGATGGCCGGACGGTCGGGTGGGCCGGTGCCATCTCCAACCACCCGACCGATCTGGAGGTCACGCACGGCGGTGTCGCGACCGCGGTCAACGAGTGCGACGCGCGGTTCCTGTGCGTCGGCGGCGGCGTCTTCGACGCCAAGGTCAAGCGTCAGCTGGGGTTCGAGGAGATCGAGGCCACGCCGTGGCGGGACCTGGAGCTCCACCCGTATCTCGTCGCCCGTCTCGACGTGGGAATCGCGCCGCTGACGTCGACGCGGTTCAATGAGGCGAAGTCGGCGCTCAAGGGGATGGAGTACGCAGCGCTCGGCATCCCGTTCGTCGCCTCCCCGGTGGCTGAGTACCGCTGGCTGCAAGATCACTACGGTCTGGGCCTGCTAGCGAGTGACCGTGCACGCGACTGGCGCCGGAAAGTGAAACAGCTCCTCACTAACGACACGTACCGGCGGGAGCTCGGTGAGCACCACCGTCAGATCGTGCGCAACGAGCTCGTGATCGAGCGCAACGCCTGGCGATGGGCCGAGGCGTGGGAGTCAACACTCACCCGGGCGGCAGCGTGATAGGTCGCCTCACAGGGCAGCGGTTCGGGAGACTCGTCGTCGGCGCCGTCGAGCAACCGGGGTACGACCTGCGATACCTGTGCCAGTGCGACTGCGGACGCACCACGAGCGTGTTCGCGACGAACCTCCGAAGCGGCCATACGCGGTCGTGCGGGGCGTCGTCGTGCAGATCGGAGCTCAGGTCATACGACGTGAGCACGGACCCGTTCGCGCCCACACGCACCTGGACGTAACGCAAGATCGGCGTCGGTGCCACCGACGCCGCATCGCGATACCGCCGTAGTTGACACGCCGTGGGACGGTGGCGCGGCCGAATCGAAGCTCTCCAACGACGCCGGCCAGGCGACCTACGAGCAGGTGTACGCGTGGCGCAACCCGGACGGTGACCCGGACACCAAGGGCGCGTACTCGCTGCCCCACCACGAGGTCTCGAGCGACGGCAAGCCGGGCCCGGCGAACGTCGCCGGCGTTCGCAACGCGCTCTCGCGGCTGCCGCAGGTCAAGGGCATGCCCGACGGCGACCAGGCGACCGTCCGCGCGAACTTGCAGAAGCACCTCGACAAGTTCAACCGCCAGAACGGCGACAACAGTTCCGCGGACGAGTTCATCCGCAGTCGGGTCGAGACCATCGACGAGGAGTCGTTCGTCACCCTGCGCTACGCGCTCGACGTGCCGATCGCCGGGAAGGTGTGGGCGATCGACAGCGAGGAGCGGTTGCGGACGCTGCTCGCGCTAGACGGACGCTCGCTGTCCGCCGCGATCGTCGCTCGCGGTCTCGCTGCTACGCCTCCGAGCTCGGTCGGCGGGAACAGCGTTGCGGTCGTCCCGCTCCAGGGCGTGCTCATGCCGCCGATGGGTGGGCTGCTGGGAATGCTGTTCGGCGGCGGTGGCCTCCAGTCGTTCCAGGGCAAGCTCGCGTCGGCCGCGGCCAACCCGGACGTCGGCGTGATCGTGATGGACATCGACTCCCCCGGCGGGCTCGTCGACCAGATCCCCGAGACCGCCGCGCAGATGCGTGCGGTGCGCGCGCAGAAGCCGATCGTCGCGGTCGCGAACACGCAGGCCGACAGCGCCGCGTACTGGCTGGCGTCGCAGGCCGACGAGGTCGTCGTCACCCCGTCGGGTGACGTCGGGTCGATCGGCGTCTACAACGTGCACAAGGACCTGAGCGAGGCGCACGCGATGCGCGGCATCCAGCCGACGATCATCAGCGCCGGCAAGTACAAGGTCGAGGGCAACCCGTACCAGGCGCTCGACCCGACGGCGCAGGCTGCGATCCAGGCCGACGTCGACGACTACTACGGCATGTTCACCGCGGACGTCGCCAAGGGTCGCGGTGTCGCCCAGTCGGACGTGCAGTCCGGGTTCGGCGAGGGGCGGTCGCTGCACGCCAAACAAGCCGTCCGCGCAGGGCTCGCCGATCGCGTCGACACGCTGGAGAACACGGTCCGTCGGGTCTCGAACCCGACCGGCCGGCGCGCGCTCATGGACAAGCGCACCGGCGACGAGGCGCACGACGTCGACCACTGGGACGCGATCGAGCGCCTGCAACGGGAAGTCGCGCCGGCTTACACCGCCGAAGATCGGAACCGCTTGCTGGCCGTGCTGGCGGACTAGCGGTGACCTCAACAGACAGGAGGCCAGCACATGCCCGTCACCGCCGATAAGCAGATCCGAGATCGGCTCAAAGAGACACGCGACCAGCTCGCGGATCTCCGCCAACGTCGCGCTGACGCCAAGAAGGAACGCGACTCCGCCAAGGGCCTGTTCGCCAACGCGGCGCAGGAACCCGGCGTGAAGCTCACCGACATGTCGGAGTTCAAGGCCGCCGAGGATGCCGTCCGGAAGGTCGGCCTGCTCGACGACGAGATCAACGACCTCCGCGAGACCGAGTCGCAGCTGCTCGGCCTCGTCGGCGACTCCCCTGACCCGCTGGGAGTCAACGGCGCGAGCCCGTCGCTGAAGATGCCGCGGCAGGGCTGGGACGGGCAACGGCTGCTCCAGGAGTCCGAGTCCTATCTCGAAGCACGCAGTCGCGGCGTGTTCACTTCGTCCGGCCACTTCGGGACCGTCGTTCTCGGCGAGATCGCCGCCCGGGAGGACGCTGTCAACTTCCTGCGGTCCAGGATGCTCGCGGCGGCGATCCCGACGGCGCCGCCCGCTCCCGCGACCGGCATGGGAACACCGGCCGGATTGATCGTGCCGCCGGAGTTCCGTGGCGTGATCCCACCGGCGCTGCTGAACCTGTCACTGCTCGACATCATCCCGACGGGCACGACCGACTCGAACCTCGTGCACTACGTCCAAGTGACCGGCGTGCCGGGGTACGCGGCAGAAACGCCGGAGCTCTCGGTCAAGCCCGCAGAAGGCATCTCGTTCCTGGACGCCCAGGCGCCCGTCGTCACGATCGCCGGCTACCTCAAGGTCTCGCGGCAGGCGATGGACGACATGGCGGGCCTCGCCACGATGGTCAACACGCTGCTTCCGTACGACGTGCGGCGGCGTCTGCTGAATCAGATCCTCGCCGGCAACGGCACCGGCGGCAACCTGCTCGGCATCTACAACACCACCGGCATCGGCGCCCCCGCCGTCGTCGGAGGCGACAACGTTGCGGACGCGATCCTGCGGGCGATCACCGTGATCGTCCTGTCGGACTGCGAACCGAACTTCGTCGCGCTGAACCCGCAGACCTGGCAGGACCTCGTCCTGACGAAGACGACGTACGGCAGCTACGTGTACGGCGAACCGGGACAGCTCCCCGGCGGGATGGTGAACCAGACCGTCTGGGGTCTGAACATCACCGCCAACCGTCTGGTGCCGGTGGCCAACCCGCTCGTCGGCGACGCGATGTCGGCGTCGGTGCTCGTGCGCGAAGGCGTCAACGTCAAGACGTCCGACGCCGACCAGGATGACTTCGTTCGCAACCGGGTCACCGTCCTGGCCGAGACGCGCGTCGCCTTCCCGGTCTGGCGCCCCGTCGGGTTCGCGATCGCCGCGCAGGGCTGAGTCATGGTCCTGATCGCCAAGCAGACCACCTACGCGGTGGAGAGCGTCGGCGGCGGCGTCGACGTCCGACGACGTGTCGTCGCCGGCCAGCAGGTGCCGGACTGGTGGGAAATCGACAAGGACGCCGTCGAGGAAGTGGACGTCGCGTCCGGGATCGCGCCCTACCAACCGCAGATCACGATGCGCGTCGACATGGACGCGCAGGGCGACATCGCGCCCGTGGAAGGCGGCGGGCAGCCGGGAGCCGAGGAGGCTGAGGAGGCCGAGCCACACCACGCACGACGGTCGCGCAAGGCGGACTGAGGAGCGGTCCTGACCCGTGGAAGTCGTCGCCGGCCAGCCCTTCACCGCCACTCTGACGGACCCCGGCGGACTAGATGACCTGGACCTCGGTGCTCGCATCGAGGTTCCGGTCACACGAGCGATC